ATATCAGAATGATATCGGTCATTAGCCTCTTTAGAGGCTCGAGCAGATTTATCTGCTTCCGCTCTAGCCTGTTGCTTTACGATTGCTTTAGCAAGTTTATCGTAATCAATCCCATCTTTAGATGGACTAGAGTTCTTCTTAGAACTCTCCTTAGAGGCTTTAGCCTCTTTCTTAGTAGCTTTAGCCACTTTGGAACTCTTCTTAGAGTTCTTTTTAGAAATCTTCTTAGATTTCTTAGGAGTTGCTTTAGCAACTCTGCCTGTAATCAGGTCTCTGAAAGAGCCATCAGGAACAGGGTAGCCTGAGAGTTCCTTGAACTCCGCTCGTGCTTTCTCTGCTTTAGCAGAGTTGGCGTTTAGCTTTTTCAAAGCTACTTTCCACGTCCACTCCTTGAAGTCCTTAGGGACTTTGATCCCGTTGTTCTTGGCTACTGCCAAGCTAATAGTTCGGTTGTTTAGTCTTGTACGAAGTACAGTCATTGGATTTCTCCTTTGGTGCTTTAGCACCGCTTGTTTTGGTCGGCTCATCTGAACCGATAATCAAACTCTATAACGCCCTATAACATTAGTCAACTACTACTTAGTTGACGAATGTTAAAACTTACTACAAAGATATGGTTTTATACCATATCGTAGTAAAGGGAACGCAACATACTGCACTATCTAGCCTTGCCTAAAGGCAGTTTGCTATAGTAGAATTTGGGAATGGGAAATAAAACACGACTTACCAAAGTAGTTGGTAAGAAAATTTGTGATCTTGTCGCACAGGGGAACTATCCTAGTTCTGCGTGTGAACAAGTTGGAGTACCAAATTCAACATTTTTCGGTTGGCTCAAGCGAGGCGAGAGTACACAGGAAGAACCGTACCACTCTTTCGCACTTGCCATCAGAGTCTCAGAAAGCATTTCTGAGGCTAGTGCCATTGCCGAGATTGTCGAGAGTTCTGATTGGCGCGCACGTGCGTGGTTCTTGGAGCGGAGATATCCTGACAGATGGTCTCAGAAAAACAATGGGGAAGATAGCTCTGCTATAGGGCTTATTGAGTTGCTGAAGAGCCGACTTGCCTCACACAAGCGGGAAGAACCGCCCGCGCTACCCGAGCGATCAGAGCAATCCCTTGTCATTGATGACGTAGAGCCGAATGACGCTGAGTCGGACGTAACACCACATAGCGGTGATGGTGGGGGTATGCTTTAGCATTCGTTAGGAGGAAGAGGAAATAGGGATGGTTCTATATTTATTTTTTGCCTTAACCTCCCCTGCTATATTCTTTTACACCATTTTGCGCTCTTGACAGAAGTATTTAGTATAAATACAATTCTTTTGGGGGAAAGGAGAGAGTGTTGTTAAGAGAGAGAGGGGAACCCCCTTTTCTTATTGCAATATGCAAGATATTGCGCTACCTATGTTTAATCTGATATATTTTATTCTATGCCTTCGTACGACTATATATGCAATAACGATGAATGTAAGGTAGAAACCTTTTCGGTACTAAAGACTGGCTTTGAAGATACCTGGGAACATTGCCCCAAGTGTAATGTTAAGAGCAAGGAACGTAAGAAGTTCTATCAATTCAGCTTTACTATTTAGGATATGCTTACAGAAGATAGAGATATATTACTTAATGATCTTGGGTTTCAATTAACCAAAGAGCAAAGAAAGATATTAGATCATCCCGCACGTATTAAGTTAGTAGCAGGTGGTGAACGCGCTGGTAAGTCCTTCATGGGCGCAGTCAATATATTATCTAAGTTTGATGAGATTCAAGACAATGGGATTATCTGGTTGGTAGCCAGAGACTATGAGAGATGCCGAGCTGAGTTTGAATATTTATTAGATATGCTTGGACGCCTAGGTTTCTTGAAGTCTGCATCTAAACGTATTGATCCAGGCGAGATACAATGTGTTAATGGAATCCGAATTAAAACGAAATCTGCTCAAGACTATAGGTCTCTTGCGATGGAAGCTCCCGATGGTATTGTGGCTTGTGAGGCATCGCAAATAGACTTTGAGTCTTTTTTAAGACTGCGTGGTCGTATTGCAGAAAAGAGAGGTTGGCTATTTTTAGAAGGTACGTTCGAGGCTAGTCTTGGTTGGTACCCTTCGCGATTTGAAGCGTGGCAAATGCACCCCAATCTAGATGACGCAATAAGTTTTAGCCTACCTTCTTGGTCTAACTCTATTGTATATCCAGGAGGCAGGGAGGATCCTGAGATCCTGAGTCTTGAAAGGCTACATAGTGATACGTGGTTTATGGAACGTCTTGCTGGGAAGCCATCACCCCCTAAAGGATTGGTTCACCAAATGTTTGATGTTGCGACACACGTAACTGATGATGCGCAATATGTTGCGGGAGAGCCTGTTTATTTATGGATAGATCCAGGGTATTCAAGTATTACTCAGAGTGCGTACGCTGTTGAGGTCGTACAAAATATTGATGACCAAGTACGTATTATTGATGAAATATATGAAAGAGAAATGACAACAGAGGATATTATAGAAATTGCACAAAATCGTGAATGGTGGCAAGATGTAGATTCAGGAGTAATCGATATTGCGGCACATGCGCAATCGGAAAGACGACCTGTTGATGTGTGGTGGCATAAGGCAAATGTGTCAATGTTAAGTGAAAAAGTTGGTATAATGGATGGGATTGAAAGATTTAATACTTTTTTGAAACCTCACCCTATTACGAACAAGCCTAATATAATATTTAATCCAAAGTGTCGTGGTATCATATCTGAATTAGGAGGATGCCAAAATCCTTTTGATGGGCAAGTCCATGTATATTCATGGAGAACGGATAGAATGGGTAACGTGGTCGGAAGGGAACCGAGAGATGCTTTCAATCACGGAGCAAAAGCTATTGTTTATGGTCTCGTGATAAACTTTGGTTACGCAAGGCTTGCTAAAGAAAAAACTAAAATTACTGTAAAGAGATGGTAAATGGCAAAGATTGACGAATATTTAGATAAAATCAAAAAACGTTTTGAATCTGAAGGTTTTAAGCAAGCCAGACTAAGAATGGAAGAAGATTACTCTTTATATCGTATGAATAAATATGATGCAGGAGAAGGCTTCCAATCGTATACATCCAATACCCCAAGAGTTTTAGCAGATAAAATTATGGCGTTTCTTACTACGTCAAGCATGGTAGTCCGTGTTCCCCACGAAAGTAAAGACGAAGAGAATAGAATCATTGGCGCCAACAAAGAGAAATGGGTAATTGGTGCATTGAACCTAGCAGATGAAAGATTGCTTCGCATGGGACAACCAAATATACGCGAACAATTATCTTTCCATATTACACTTAGAGGTCATTTTGCAGGAAGGTCTGTTCTTAATACCAGACCAAACGGAACTACTTACGTAGACATAACCGCGTGGGATCCCCTGCATGTTATTTATGAGATGGATGATGAAGGTATTGCTTGGATTGCACACAGAAAGAAAAGAACTAAAGAATCAATCAAGGCTATTTACAATATGGATGTCTCTGCTCCTGAACAAGAAGCAGAAGAGCAAGGTATTGATGTGTGGGATTATTATGACAGGGAAACGAACTGCATAATTATAGATGCGGGTGGTCCTAAGTTCGCCAAGAAACCAACGCCTCACGGAGTACAAATAATGGGCATGCCCTGTGCGCCATGCTTTGTGGGAGTTGTGGGTCCGCAACCCTACGTTCAAGGTGATTTATCGAGTGAGTATACTTCTCGTGAATACGGTGAATCGGTATTTGCGGCTAATCGGCAACTTTTTGAGGACTACAACTTTGCAATGAGTTCGATGAAAACTCTTATGTCTAGGGCGACAAGACATCCATATGTTGTAACAAGCCCTGATGGATCAGCAACATTAGAAACTGATCCATGGAGAGACGGAACAGAGGTAGACTTACCAGCAAATACAACCATTGAACTGCTACCAGAAATTACAATGCCTGAAAATTCAGGAGATTATTTAGGTATGATTGCCTCAGAGTTACAAAGAGGTGGTTTACCAAATGTAGCTTATGGTGAATTACAATTCCAACTTTCTGGATATGCGGCAAATATTTTAAAAGCTGGTGCAGAACATCAGGTTCAACCTAGAATATATGCTTTACAAAGTGCATATCAACAAATATCAGAATTGCTTTTGGCGCAATATACTACGGGTGATTATGGAACTATGGAAATGAGAGGAAAATATAATGAACTTAAGAAGTGGTTTATGGGTCCTATATCTCCAGAAGATATTGCCGAAGGTGGACCGATTGAAATTGCGCTTAAACCGCAAATGCCACAAGATGATCCGCAGAAAATAACTATGGCTCAAATGATGAGAGAGGGTCCAAACCCTCTTGCTCCTGACGTTTGGATTTGGGATAACATTCTTGACGTTCAAGACGTAGAAGATTTCAAAAAAGAGATCAACGCGCAAGCGGGAGAGACATTAGATCCAAAAGCAGTTATGATAAATGTTGTACAGGCTTTGATGGCTAAAGGACAAAAACAAGAAGCAATGGTTTATTTGGATATGCTTAGAAAAGCAATGAAAAAAGAACAGCAGGAAGAAACTGCTATGGATGTACAATTCCAAGCTATGATGCAACAATTTGGAATGACAGGTCAATCGCCTGAACAAGCAGGACAAGCTCCTGCACCTCCTCCTCCTGGCGGAATGGGAGCTGTACCTCCACAAGGACCTCCTGGCGTTAATGCGGCAGTAGTTTCTAGTGAGGCACAAGGATTCCCTCCTGCGCCACCTACCGAAGAACCAACGCAGAATGTTGCGCCTGGGCAACCAAGACCAGGAGCTAGAAGAGGACCACCAGAAGAGGAAATAGGAATATAATATGCAGTATTTTATCCAGATAAGAAGAGCCGATGGAAGTATATATCCTACAACTGTAGAAGCTGAAACTTTGGCAGAGGCTCGAAGATTAGCTCAAAATTTTACAGAACAAGGTGAAACGGTAGAAAATATTACAGAAGATCCAGCAACTACTCCTGGAACAGGTCCTCCGACTACTGTTCAAATGAATCAAGCTCTTGAAGCTGGTCCAACCACGCTAGATGAATTGTATCGTCAGTTTGAAATACAAAGAGCGCAACCTGAAGCAGGTATTAATCAAGAATTTGGCGCTGTAGGTATGGGAGAAGATGTCACAACTCCAATTAGAACTACAGGTAGAGAAGCTATAGGTGCAGGTTTTCAAGAAAGAGCTTATCAAGGACCAATGGCTCCTGTTGAAGGTCAAACAATAGATTTAGCAAAAAGTGAAGTATCATTAAAGCCACCACCTATGGGTATAGGCGGAGGTTATCATGTAGAAGAAGGCAAAGGCGGACCCTTATGGGAAGGTAGCGAGGCGGCATACAGTGATGCGTTTGATTATAGAACAGGAGGTGAATTACAAGATGATCCAGCAGAGGCGATCGTATCACCAGAGGGAGAAGTATTTGATTCAGGGGACAAATCAACCGTAAGTGGCTTTTCTAATTATATAGATAGATTTTTATCAGACAATGCACGTACTTCAGGTTTTGCACAGGCAGTTGATAGAATGGCTCCTGGTCAAGGCTTAGGTCAAAGCGTTTTATTTCAAAGTGGACCAATAGGTCAATTTTTTGGACAGCTTATGCC